TAAAGAAAAGAAGGCTGTAGATGATTACAATAGTTCTGTTGGCGTAAGTTTAGGTAGGTTAAGTACATTTAAGGAAGTTCAAGACTCATTAATAAATCAAGGTGATAAATATGTAGATTTTATATTTAAATTAAATATGGCAAATGCGGCAGCTGCTAAAGTAGCTGAAGAGTCTGCTAATATGATGATTGCATCTTTTAAAGACCCATCAAAATTTATTAGCGGATGGGATAAATTTTTAAGTGTTCAGTTTAATGTTTTTGGAAATTTAGCAGCAGGAGCTGTAGGTACTGCAAATGAATTAGCAAAAAGAGGTAAAGCAAACCAACAAGCCGCTATTAAAGATGCTGGATTAAATGCAGTTGCTGCTGAAAAGGTTTTTAATAGCTTAAAAATTCAAGTTGAACAAGCTAAGAAAGGTTTAAAGTTTGGTTCTTTTACAAACCCTAAAGATATTCAAAAAGGCCTTAAAGATTTAGAAAGAGCTAATCAAGATAGATTAAAAGCTATTGAAAATGCTAATCAATCAGAAATAAAGGCATTTACACAAACTTTAGGAGAAAGGGATAAAAAAGAATATGAAGCTGGTTTAGCATTAGCACAGAATTTGCAAGTAATGAGGGCTGCTGGTTATACAGACTCTACAACTTATTATACTGCTTATAGAGCAGAAATGGATAAAATTGATGCATATTATAATAACAAAGAAATTGAAGAAGCAAAAAAGACTGCTGATAAAATAGCTAAGGATGCAGAAGTTATTGATAATAGACATTTACAAAATTCATTAGATGCATTAAAGATACAGTCTGATGTTGCAATGAAAATTGCAAATGCTTCTGGTAATGCTAATGCGAGTGATAGAATTAAAATATTAGAAGAGTATAAAAATAGTTTGTATGATTTAGCTTCTGTTGGTGGATATACTGCAGAACAATTTGACAGAATAGATGATGCTATAAAAAGAGTTGATGGTGCTATTGAAGGTTCAAAGGATAGAGTAAAAAATTATTCTATTACTTGGCAAGAAACAGCTAATTCTATTAATGGCATATTAACTAACTTACTAAGAGATTCAATTTCAAAATTTGCTGAAAATATTGGTAAAGCCCTTGCTGGTGAAAAAGTTGACGTATTTGGAGGTTTTTTAGATTTATTAGCTGGTGGTTTACAAGCGATTGGTAATGCATTAATTGCTTATGGTGTTGCTATGGAAGCATTTAAACAAGCCTTTAAAGACCCTTACCTTGCTATTGTTGCTGGTGTAGCATTAGTTGCTGCTGGAGCATTATTAAAATCTAAGATAAGTAAAGTAAGTAATACTGGAGGAGGTGGAACAGCTGGTAATATTCCTGCGTTTGCAAATGGAGGTATAATTTCTGGTCCTACTATGGGATTAATGGGTGAATATCCAGGAGCTAAATCTAATCCAGAAGTAGTTGCACCATTAGACAAGTTAAAAGATATGTTAGGTGGTGGACAAGGTGGAACGTTTGTATTAAGAGGACAAGACTTACTTTTGTCGGTAAATAGAGCACAAAAAGCATCAAATATTAAAGGACAAACAATTAGTTTAGCATAATGGCATACGGAAAAAGATATCTATTACAACAAGCATTAAGAGATGATACTAAATTATTAGTAAATATCTATGAAGATGGATATACTGGTTCTGTTTATAATTATGAGGCAGTATCTGTTTCATTAAGTCCAAATTCTAATAGTGATGAGCCAGAACCTGGTATCATATCATCTCAATTAAATATCTCATTTTTAATGAGTACTGCTACTGATAATAGCAATTTCCCAAACTTACTTACTTTTAATGATAAATTATACTATGTAGAAGTAACTCGTATAGCTTCAATTGGAGGAGAATCTGTGGTTTGGAGAGGTTATACTTTTAATGACTATGTAACAGTTCCGTTTAGTACTGGTACTACACAAGTTGACATTATTTGTATAGACGCATTGTCGTTTATGAAAACGACTTTTTACCCTTATACTGCTGCATCAAATGAATTAGAAAGTCTATATAATGTATTAGCTCAAGGATTAAATTCAATAGGATTTGTTAATGCACCAAGTTTATACCAATGCTGTTCTTATTTTGGTTCTGCTATGAATAATAGAGGTGCAAGTGCTGCTAATGAACCATTTTCTCAGACATATATTTATAAAAGGGATTTACAGCAAAATAACTATTATGACTTAATAGAAAAAATAGTTAAATCTTTTGGGTGTAGATTATTTCAAAAAAATGGAGATTGGTGGATTATGTCAGCCAATGAAATGGCTGCATCAACAATTTATTTTACAAAGTATAATTTAAGTACTGGAACATCTACTGGCGGAACATTAAGTAATGGAGTAACTATAGCACCATATTCTTATGGCAATATTCACTTTGTTAACAATAGTCAAACTAAAATAACCAGAAAAGGTTATCCAGTTGTAAAGGTTTCTGCTCCAGTTAAGTTTTCAAATAACTATATAGCAAATGGTACATTTAAAATAAATAGTGGTGGTGTTGTAACTAATTGGACTCAAGCAACAACTTTTTCAACAATTACAGTAATTCCTATTCCATCTGAACCTTATGATGTAGTTGCATTAATTAATAATACATTTAGTGGAGGAGCAACTTTTTCTTATGTTACTGCTGGTACTTTACCATATTTTAATGCTCCAGGATTTAATTTATCTTTTGATTTTTCAATATCACGCCCTGGAGGTCCTTTACTAACAATATCTGTACAAAATTCTATTGGACAAGTATTTTATGCTGACCAAAATGGTGTTTGGGGTGCACCAGGAGTAGTTCAAAGTTTTGTTGTTCCTTCTAGTGCCGCTGATAATGTATGGCAAACTATTAATTATAATCTTGAATTAGGTGCTTTTAATATTAGTGGTACAAATTATAATGTAGAAGGATATTTTAAAATAGTATTTGACTATCCTGGTTCTGGATTTAATGCAACTTTAAAATTAAGAAATATTAATGCAAGTCAATCTGCAACTGCATTGCCAAGTTCTTTAGTTGCAACAAGATATGTAACTACAACAAATTCTTTAACTAAAGATTTTGAATCTTCTTTTGGTATTTATAGGTCTGATATACAAAACTGTTACGGTGCTTTATTCTATTCAAGTGGAGCTCCTATTACATTATGGTATAGATATTCTCATATAGGAACAACATACGCTTCATTACCAATACTTATAGCAAGAGAGTTGTCTAATTTATTTAATAGAAACTATGCTACATTAGAGGGCGATTTAGGTAAAACATTTGATGGTAATGGATTAATTTATTTATCTGGCACATATACTGTAACGGATTCTGGGTCTAGTGCATTAACTTATAATGGTAAAAAGTTTCTGTTAAATAGAATGTCAGCAATACCATACATTGACCAATCAACAAGCATACAATTATTAGAAATAACAGATACGGATAACGCATCTACAGAGTCTATTACTTGGTTACTGAACAGTTAAAAACAACAATATGGCAATTTTAGGAACAGATGTGGTTTTATATTATGTGTATGATGGTACTGTTTTAATACCATTTGCTGCAGCTAAAAACTGCTCATTTGATACTTCCAATGATATAGTGCAAACTTCATCTAGTAGCAATGGATGGTTTGCTAATTCTGCTATAGATACCTCTTCGTGGACAGTTAAGTGTGACGGATTAATTGTTAATGGTGATTTCGAACCTAAGTTAATGTTTGATGCTCAATTAGCCAGGACTCCTATATTTATAAGACTTACTATAGCTACGTCACCATCATACTACATTGCAGGAACAACTAATATTGTTTCAATCAACAATACTGGTCAAGTAGAAAGCACTGCAACTTACTCAATATCTTTGCAAGGAACTGGAAGATACACAATTACCTAAAACAAATGTAATGGCAACTAACGGAACAAATTTGATTTTATATTATCGTGGAACTGGAGGAGCTTATGTTCCTTTTGCTGCTTCTACTAACTGCTCTTTTGATACTGATACAAGTCAATTAGATGTAACTTCTTACAATTCAGATTGGTTTAAAGAGTTTAAAAGTGATATTACTTCATGGAGTGTTACTTGTGATGGATTGATAGCTATTAGCGGATTTGATTATAAAATGATGTTAGATGCTCAATTAAACAGAAGTAGAATTACATTAAGATTCCAAGTTGGAGTTTCTTCTTCTTATACTATTTTTGGAAGAGCATTTATAACCTCGTTTAATATTAGTGCACCATCAGAGGGTGTTGCCAGTTATTCTATTAGCTTAACTGGAGATGGTAAGTATGCTTATACTGACCCAACAAGTTGTTTAAAATATGAAGTTATCGTTACATCGGCTCCAGCCACTATTGAATGGGTTGCTTGTGGAACTGGTGATTTAATGTCTATGGGATTCCTTACTCCAACTACAATTACTCAATGTGCTCAAATATCTGGTGGATTAGCACAGATTTATTTTACAAGTGGAGCTGGAACAATTACACAAGCAGGTTTCTGTGATGATTAAACTATAAACTATGAGACATACTAAAGATTACTTACTAATTATTCTATCAGCATTTTTTGCTATATGGGTATATAATGAACTAAATAGAACAGATAAGCCAGTAGACTTTAGCGATACGAGTAAATACACAAAAGCTAAAGAAATCAGAGATACCTTGTACAAGAATACGTACAGAAATAGGTACATAAAAGGGGATTCTATTCCCTTTGTCATTATAGCTACTGATACGACCATAATTCATGATACAGTACGTATAATATCCGATTATATGCGTACTTATGCGTATTCAGATACGATTAAGCAAGATTCCAATATCTTTGTAATAGATGACACGATAAGCCAAAATCGTATCATGTCAAGAGGATTCAAGTCCAAGATTACCGAAAAAACCATCTATGTAAAAGAGTATTATGCTCAAAAAGCCAAACTTGGTCTTTATTACGGCATAAGAGGCGATTTTAGCCAAGAAAACGGATTAGAAGTATTAAGTCCTGGATTGATGCTAAATGCCAAAAATAAGGCTCTAATAGGTCTT